TAACGTATGGATATAAATTATCCATTAACGCTGCCCTGAATGTTATTGGTAAGTAATGCAAATTCAATCCTAAAAAATGCGTCTTTGTGACCTTAATAGGAAAAATGACTGGGTACATATCATAATAAGGCAATACATCTTTAGTCTTAGCATCGTATCTAAAAAAATAACAACGCCCAGAGATCATAATTGGTGTATTGACTACCGCTTTTTTTCTCAACACATTAGCGGCATACAATCTTTGAACGTCAGCAGCCTTTTCACGAAACCAATTTCTTGATTCTTCTTCATTTAAACCTGATGGAGGTGATTCAACATAATCCCTAAATATTTTAGTCATTTAATTCCTAGTTCTGTTTCTGTCATCACCAAAAATTTCCATTTTCTATCCTCACAGTATTCTTTTGCTGCTTTCCATTTGGCCATATTAATACCGTAAGTCATGACTTCATTTAAGTATCTCTTTGTTGGTTTCGACTGAGGGGTAGGAGGGACAGATTGTTTTTTAGGTTTTACCTCTATAAGTAAGGTCTCTACTACACCTTGACTGTTACGTTTCTTTACGTAGAAATCTGGATAGTATCTATGTATTTTATTATCTATAGGTGAACGATAAGGAATTACCAGTTCTTCACTTGCCCAAAACAGCACATCTGGATGTATATCCAGATGTCTCATTAGTTTTAGTTCCCAACTACTACGATAAATAATATTATTAGGATTACCTTTATACTTCGAAGGGTTCCTAGGTTTAAAAAGACCTCTATAACTCATTACCTATTTATGCCCGGACTCAATACTTCAAGCTTTACACAGAATGTATCTGTTGCAACAAATTTTGCTACCTCGTTTGGGAGTACAGTAAAGGATGTTGGATCAACATTAGGTGGTTTACTTTCCAACTCTCCAAACTCTACAAGTGTTACTGGCAGTATTGGGGCATTTGCAAGCGCGCTTGGATCCGCCGGTCTTTCTATAGGTGCATCAGCAAAGGAAGCACTTAATGCACTATCGGCACTAGGTAACACTACCAAGTTTTCAGATACATTTAAACCACCATCAAAGACTGGTGCACTAACTCCAGAGGACGCATACAATAAAGATACCTATAACGGTACCTTTAACTTTCCTTCTGACATAGGAAAGTATTACATGATATTTACATTTAAAAAATATGATCGTAAATACCCTGTTAATCAGCCTGTTGAACTACCTTTAATTACTATCAATCTTCCTATACCGACCAACTTACAAGAATCATTTAATGCTTCTTATTCGGAAAAAGCAATGGGCATTACTGGTCTAATTGCTGACACTGTCGGTAAGGCTGTTCAATCTGGTACCAAGGAAGGCTTTGAAAATGCTGGTAGTGAGCTTAGACAGGTTGCCGAAAAAGAAGGTCTATATTATGCAGGTCGTTCAGCCTTAGGCGGTTTGAGTGATGGTTTAGGGGTAGCAGCCGATACAACAACTGGTACAGTTCTTAACCCGTTCCAAGCAATGGTATTTCAAGGCGTAAGTTTTAGATCACATTCGTTTACTTACAGGTTCTCACCTAACAGTAAAAAAGAGAGTGAGCAACTTAAACGCATAGTAAATGAGTTTAAAAAGAGAATGCTCCCATCTTTAGATAGACTTATCATGCAATTTCCTGATATTGTGGATATAAGCTTCGGTCAGCCTGATGGTGGTCCGTACTTTTTTAAGACTTGCTTTTTAGAATCTATGACTATCAACTACGCACCCCAAGGCACCCCTGCTTTCTTTACAACAACTAATACACCAGTTGAGATTGAAATGACTTTAAACTTTAAAGAAACTTCACTTGTTACAAGAGAAGACATTAAAGGTCCATCTCTTTCTGACTAATAGAGAATTGTTCTACTAATATGTTGTACAACTACTTCACTAAACTCGGCAGTATCACCTATAATGGTTATGTCGTAAACAATATTATAACCAGTATAAGATTTAAAGAAGCGGTAAACCGTGCAAAGGTTTCCTTTTATCCTTATATTATAAAAGAGGGGCAGAGGCCAGATCATATAGCATATGACTATTATGATGACTCTAGGTATGCATGGCTTGTTCTTCTTTCTAATCAAGTAATTGATCCTTACTACCAGTGGCCATTATCTTCTAATCAGTTTAATGACGTAATTATAAAAAAGTACGGTTCTGTAGAGAATGCTATTTCAAGAGTACATTTTTATAGAAACAACTTTAAAAATGATGATACGATACTAGACACAGCTGGCTACGGTGCTCTTTCTACTAACCAGAAAAAATACTACAAAGAAATATTAGGTTATGGTGGTGTAGTTATAGGTTACGATAGACGTAGAGATGAGTCAGCTGTTGAGTCAAATAGGGTAATAGAATTCAGTGTTAACAGTGTAAGTGGTTTGGTTATTGGTGAAAGAGTTACTCAGAAGACAAGTGGTACAATTACAGGTGCTGCCACCCTTAAAGCCATTAATTCAAATACACTTGTATGCAGTCAAGTATTTGGCACTTTTAGTAATACAGGTGGTTCAGTAGGCTCGTTAATTGGTACTGAATCAAACTCTACCAAATCAGTAACGTCTAATGCTACTACTATTTACTCTAATATACCAACAACAGAAGCTTCCTTCTACAGCGAGGTATCATCCTACACCTACGAGGAAGAGTTAAATGAATCTAGAAAATCTATTAACCTTATCAGTAGAGATAATGTGCTGCAAATAGAAGATCAGATTAGAGAGCTCATGACATGAAGAAGTATTATGAGCCTGGTGATGTAGAAATTATAAAAATCAGTCTGGCTAAATGGACCCAGGGTCATCCAGCTAGATTAATTGATATACGTGCCCAGGTCATTGATCTTAATATTTACGAAGATATCATGGAACCATCTATGATATTAGAAGTAACTCTTATTGATAGTATTAACCTGGTACAGGACTACCCTATTATTGGTGAAGAAGTAATTGCAGTCAGTTTTGTAACACCTGGACGTGAAATGCCTTTTGTTAAAGTGTTTAATGTATTCAGTGTATCTGGTGGTGTAAGTTCACCTAACTCTAAAAGTTCTATCTACACTATTAAGGCAGTCACACCTTTTCATTATTTTAGTACCGGTGTTAATATTCGTAAATCATACAATACTACAATTGATGTAATCGTTACCGACATTATAAACGATATTACAAAAGAAAATATTCTTGCAACACCTCAACTACAGATAGAGAAAACAAAAGGACTTATTAACTTAGCAGCACCTAAAAATTCTCCACTTGCGACCATTGATTTACTAAGACAAAAAGCCGTTAGTATTCAGCACTGTTCAGGCGGGGTGTTTTTATTTTTTGAAAATCAATATGGTATTCATTTTAAAAGTCTTGAAAAACTTTTAACTGATGGTAAGCAAAGCGTAGAGTCAAAAGTTTTTACTTACGGTCCCGGTACTTCGACCGATAAAGAACGTTCGGCTTTTGCGTTTAGAAATATTATTAACTATACAAGACTTAGTAATTTTGATGCGGTGAGTAAGGCCGCGCAAGGCACAGTTTCAAACAATGTTCGTTCATTTGACTTACTTACAAAAGATTCTGAAGTAACGGTTTTTAAACTATCTGAAAAAATGGGTAGTTTTGTTACCCCAGATGCAAAGAACTCTGTCACCGTATCTTCAACGTTTATCGATAAGTTTAAAGACAAGGGGCAGTTTAAATTTGTTCCAAAAGACTCCTCAAAGGGTAATGATTATATTGACAACACCCTGGGTTCTAAGTCGGCCTACCTAGCGCTACTAAATGAAAGTGCAGTTAGAATATACATTTATGGTGATAGTTACCTGGCCGCAGGAGATGTAATTGAACTTAACTTTCCTGAAACAAGCGGTACAACAGAGAGAAAATTTAACGATAGGATGCTCTCAGGTAATTACATAATAACAAAATTAAGACATATAGTTACAATGGAAGAAGGTGCTAAAAATAAACATCATATATCCATGGACTGCTCAAAAGTAGGTTATAAATGACAACACAAGCTCTAGGTAGAGAAGGATTTAATTGGTTTATTGGGGTAGTGGAAGACAGAGAAGACCCGCTAAAGCTGGGTCGAGTACGAGTTCGTATATACGATATTCATAATGAAAATAAAGGTATTCAACCAACAGACGGTCTACCTTGGGCAACTATTATGGTACCACCAACGAGTGCAAGTCATCAAAGAGTTGGTATAACACCAGTTGGACTATTAGTAGGATCTACCGTAGTTGGATTTTTTATGGATGGTAATGACTGTAACCAGCCTGTCATAATGGGAACCATTTATGGTATACCAGGTAATAAAGAAGAAAATCATGAGGTAGCAAAAGAAGCTCGTGAGATTAACGAGGTGAAAAAAGACTACGAATACGATGAGGATGAGCCTGAATCACCGTATGGTACAAAATACCCTTACAATAAAGTATTTACAACCGAAGGTGGTCACGTAGTTGAGTTTGATGATACCCCTGGTAATGAACGCATACATATATTTCATACGTCAGGTACCTATTCTGAAGTAAATAACGAAGGTAGACGTGTTGATAAGACCGTTGGCGATCACTACGAGATAGTTTTAAAAGATCAAACCATTCACATATTAGGCAACCAGGCCGTTCATATTAACGGTGATGTAGATATATTAGTTGACGGTAACTATACATTAAACGTAGTTAAAGATATTGTTATTAACGGTAAAACAATTAATATGAACTACGGTACTATGGGTGCAGCAAGAATCGGTGACACCGCCGATACTGGTGATGATGGTACTGGTGGCCACTTTGATACCAACTCCCCTGGTACTAATATTATTGAGACTGGTTCAGGTACAGTGTTTATCGGAGATTAAGATGCCTATTATTAGAAAAACAATAAACAGTGATAACGCTTTAGTTAAGAGTGTTATCTACAAAGATTTAAGAAATATATTCTTTGAAAACAGTACCAGCCAGGGTGATATTGAAACACTTGAAAATGAAAACGCAGTAGGACAAAGTATTATTAATCTAATACTTACAACCCCTGGTGAAAGATTGTTTCAAAATGATATAGGGTCAGGTATTAACAGGTTGCTATTTGAAAATATTTCTCCACAGACCACCGGTGCACTTAATCAACTTATTAAACTTGCAATAGAAAATTACGAGCCTAGGGCAAATCTTATTGGTATGGATATTACTCCTAGCGAGGATGAAAATTCATACTCTATCTCAATTATTTTTAGTGTAATAAATAGAACAGAGCCTGTAGCACTAGATTTAATACTTAACAGAGTAAGGTAATGGCTAACACAAACCTCGTATTATCAGGACTTGACTTCGAAGCTGTCAAGTTAAATTTAAAAAACTATCTTAAAAGATCAGATTCACCTTTCAGAGACGTTGACTTTGAAGGCTCGACTATTAATTCTTTACTGGACGTACTGGCTTATAACACTTATCAAAATAACTTTTATCTCAACATGGTAGCCAGTGAGATGTTTCTTGATTCATCTACTTTGAGAGATAGTGTTATTAGTCATGCAAAAGAATTAAATTATGTTCCTAGATCCTTTAGATCTTCTGAAGCTGTCTTATCCTTCTGGGTTAAGCCTGCTACCAACGTTTCAAGTATTATTGTACCTAAAGGCACATCTTTTTCTTCTAAAGTAGGTTCAAATACTTACACATTTACTGTTAATGAAAACTTTGTTGTTTCATCTAACTCAACAGGCTTTCTTAACGCAAACAACGTTACTGTGTATGAAGGTATTTACATTACAGATTCATTCATATACAATTCATCTGACCAAGATGAAAGATTTATTCTTTCTAACCCTACAATAGACACTAGATCACTTACCGTTCTTGTATTAGAGAACAGCGGTGCAAATGTAACAACGTTTAATCGTGCAACTTCTTTCCTCGGCAATGACGCAAATTCTAACATTTACTTCTTGCAACCGGCCGAGAATGATCAATTTGAGTTAATATTTGGGGATAATATTATTGGACGCAAGCCACTTAATGGCTCAACTATAATAGCTGAATACCGCGTGTGCTCTGGTGAACTGCCTAATAGTGCTTCTCTATTCTTCCCTGACGGTCCTATTCAAGGACATTCAAATATATCTTCTATATCGACTATTTCATCTGCTCGAAATGGTGCTATCAGCGAGTCTATACAATCAATTAAGTATAGTGCACCTAGATCGTTTCAAAATCAAGACCGTGCTGTGGTTGCATCTGATTATGAAAACTTATTAAAGGTAAACTTTCCAGAGATTCAAGCCGTTTCTGCTTATGGTGGAGAAGAAGTTGAACCGCCGGAATATGGTAGAGTTTTTATTGCAGTTGATGTTTACGGTTCGGATGGGTCACCCACATCACTAAAAGACGTCTATAAGAATTTTCTTAAGGAACGCACACCTATTGGTATTGACCCTATAATTGTTGACCCTGAATTCATGTATCTTGATCTTGAAGTAGGGGTAAGATATAGTACTAAAAAGACTAACTTTTCAACTACTC